AAGGATATTATAGACGGTGTTCGCGACGCCGAGGTAGCTGAACGCGAATGTAGGGGTCGTTTGCATCTCTACCGGGTAAATACAAGTTCCCGCCAGTGCATTCACGGTGATTGAGATCATCACGACGTTGAACGACTGAAAATATCTCTTGCACAACGTCTGCTCCATCGAGAACGGCCGGAACTCGAATGCCGTCACCACACTTCCCAACTCTAGCTGCACCGTGCCGAGAGAGCCCGCATTGAACTCCACGGACATCGTAGTGCCTGCAGACTGCCCCGAGATGATAATCGGAGACGCAGCATAGGAACCCGAGGGAGTGGCGGAATTTAGACCATATCGGGCCTGCGCCGTGCCGGCCCACGAGAGGATATACGTCCCCCCGAGGACGTTCTTATCCTCGACTACTTGGATAAGGGTCTTCCCCGAGGCGATCGTGATCGTTGTCGGACCTGCCAGCTGTGTGAAGGTGTAATCTCCCCCACCAGCGCCAGCCTTCCATCGATCATGTCCGTATACCCCGGCCGCGAGAGTCGCACCGGAGGCATAGGCACGCTGCTTGATGGTGAATCCGGGGTTGATGAGGATGTTCCGGTTGTGGATCGCCGCCTGGGGGGTCGTCCCCTGCTGCTGAATTCCATCCGGGCCCGTCATCACCCAGCCGGAGTCCGTCCTCATGAGGGTAGCGTATGCGGGGATCGTGGTGCTGCCGCAGATCTGGTTCACCGCGGCGGTGCCGTTCACGTAGAGGATGACCCCCAATACTGCACTCCCGGTCGCATTCGTCAGGTTGATGTTCCGGATCACGGCCATCGTGGAGGCCGGCACCGTGTAGAGGGTGCCGGCCGAGCTGGGGAGCTGCCCCTGATAGAGAACTTTATAGGTCTCCACACCGCCAGAGATCTCCGCCCCGGTGATAGTGCAGGTAACGGCGGAAGCCGTTCCCGCCACCCCCCGGATCGTTTCAGTCGTGTTTAGCACAAGTGTCATGGTCTCATCCTATAAAGAATGAAAATATTCGCATCGCGCGGGACGTATCTGATGGGTGGACATGATCCCTTCTCGCGGCCACGAGTTGCGTCCCGGGGCCCGCCGTTCCATCCATCGCGGGGTTCGTGGTGTCGAAAATGGCCTTGTCGGAGCGGGCGGTCTCTCCATTCCCAATGGCGAGCACGCTAAGCAGCCCAGAGGCCGGGGCAGTCGCCTTCTTGGAGAGACCGTGCAGGGACGTCGTGGCGTCGAGGTCCGTGCCGTCGTCGGGCGCGGCGAGGTCGTCAAGCTTCGGCAGGGTGTGGATGTGATCTCTTCTTGCTGCCACCAGCTGAGTCCCAGGGCCGGCCGTCCCGAGGTCGGCCGGGTTTGTGGTATCAAGCAAGGCTTTCTCAGAGAAGGCCGTATCACCGTGGTCAATGCCCACAACACTTCTCAGGCCCGACCCTGGAGCTGAGGGGGAGATTGCCCCGACATGACTCCCATCTCCTTCGAGGATTCCCGTTAGGTTGGTAGTGGTGCTCGTAGTGATGTCATTCGGACCCGCCGGCCCCGTGGCTCCCTTAATGCTCCCGATCAGGACCCATGTCCCGCTCTCCTTGTGATAGACGTCCCCGTTATCAGTGTCGAGGTAGTAGTCTCCATCAACGCCGATCCCGCTCCCGATGGAGAAGTCGTCGGAGTCCACCTCAAAGACCTCCATCCCATCGTCGCTCGCCGCGGACGCAACGATCTTCACATGCAGACGGCCCGCCTCGTAGGCACTCACGGTTGTGCCGGTCACATGTATCCAGTCGCCGATGTCGGGGTTGGTGAGATCGAGCAGGGTCTCCGAGTGCGGGGTGCCAGACTCGTCCGAGATAGTCACCGTCACATGTGCCGTGTAGGTCCAGCTGGAGTAGATGATCTTGTACCAGAATGAGAACGGCTGCGATATCGGCACCGCCCCGAGATCCTGATAGATCTCCGAGGTGTCGGGGTTGAGCGCCCCGTAGATGATCACGTCGAGGACCTGCACTCCATATGAACCCGTGTGGGCATAGCTCCCGCCGACGTTGACCGAACCCCCGACGTTGGAATTGTCCACCCATGGCGTGAGGACGCCCGTCTCGAATCCGCCGTTGACCACGTAGTTGCCCGTAGGCGGAGCTCCGGAGCCCTCGTACCAGACACTACCCACGACGCCCGCCGCGCCCCTGATGTTGGCGATCACCGACCATGTGCCCGACTTGTAGTAGACGTCGTCGGTGGTTGTGTCCAAGTAGTAATCGCCGTTGTCTCCGATCCCGAAGCCCGGCGGGCCGGCGTCCTCATACCAGACACTCCCATGCGCACCGGGAGCCCCATTCGCGCCTTTGATGTTCCCGATGAGCACCCAGGCCCCGGACTGCTTCTGGTAAACATCTCCGGTGGTGGTTTTTAAGTAGTAATCGCCATTGATTCCCGTCATCTCATCACCCACATACGAAGACCCCCGAAACGTCAAACTCCCCGGTTATCGTAACCGGCCAAGCTTGGCCGTATTGGAACCCAATATTTGCCAATCCTATAAAGGGCCCGGTAAGAGTTACCTTGGTCCAGTCACTCTCCTGCGGAAGAATCAGTGGCCCCATCGTTCCGAGGTTACTTATACATCTGCAAACATCCGGTGTCCCCGTGCAGGTGAATTTATACCAGAAGGAGATTGTCCGGGCATTTAACGGAGTGAATGTCTGATGGGTTCCTGCTGACATAGTAACAACTCCTCCGGTCTGGATATTGTATAACTTTACGTGGGTGGGACAGCCCCCGCCGCCATCGGCTTGATCATACTCTACGAGACCAAATCCGATAGTTTCAGGATGCTGTGTCCAAGGGGGTTCTCCCGCAGCGAAGCAGGGGTCGATAACGACGTTGGCCCCTGTGGAACCCGCCCGGATGAACCGCGGCAGCCCGGAGGAGGATGGGACTAGGGCACCCCGATCCCCGACCATCGAGGCCCCGGCCTTGATGAAGACCGGCTGCCCGGAGACATTATTGAAGAGAGCCCCCACATCCCCGATATGCGCCGGGGTGAGGTCCTGAAGGAGAACTGTATTTCCTAGGTTATCCATGAAGATTATCCCCTTCTTTGTCATGATGGATCTCCAGAACCCTCATACCAGACACTTCCCGGGGCTCCGTTTGTGCCGTTGGTCCCATTCGTGCCATTGGTCCCAGCGGTGCCTTTGATGTTCGCAATCAAGGACCATGTTCCCGCTTGCCGGTAGTAGATATCCCCCGTGGTGGTTCGGAGATAGAAGTCCCCATCTGCGCCATCCCCGGAGCCCGGCACCCCGGATCCCTCAATCCAAGGGCTCCCGGAGCCGTAACCATCTAGGGCGATCGTGGTGGTGCCATCTGGGGAGCTGACTGTCACGAGGCCCCCCGCCACGGCCGTTACGGTTGCGATCTTCGGCATCTGAATCTGGCCGATCCCATAGTTGACGAGGTTTCCGATCTCCGTGACCGCGCTGGAGTCCATCACGGGGAAGAGGAGCTTTTTGTCCGAGAGGTAGGTGTCAACGGTGAACTGAATGATCGCCCGGATGTCGATTTCCGTCTCGGAGGTCTTCATGGAGTACGTGATAGCGACGACGCGCATCCACACCTCAGGGATCGCGGTCTCTGCCCCGCCGGGCCCCACGGCCTTGAAGCCCACGAACTTAACCTTTTGGTAAAGGCGGAGGTCCGTCCGGCCGATCAGCTCAGCGGTGTACACGTAGGGGATATTCGTGAGGAATGAGTAGAGCATGGCGGCCCGGGCGTCCACAAGGGCCTGAGTATTGTAGGCGGCGTTCGTGGGGTCTATATACATCACCGGGAGGACCCCCCCCGTGGTGATAATCTTCTCAAGCAGGTTCCCGCTGGAGTCCGTCCCCCGAGCGATGACCCCGTTGTAGCTATCATCAGGACGGGTGGTGATATCGATCCCGACCTCGGAATCCACGTAGTTGTCTGTGCCGGCCGTGAGCGTGAGGGGGCTAGGGAGGATATCAAGGTCCGCGTCCAAGGTGGTCTCGGCAATCCAATACCAGACGGGCGTGAGGACTCCCCCAATGACCTTCTTCTCAACGATAAAGAGCATGCTGCAGTATCTCTGGATCTCGTTGATGAAGTCCATCATCGTGGTCTTCTCGGTGGCCTTGAACTGCTTCAAGGGGAGGGTACTCCCCCATCCGGGGGTCGCGTCACAGCGGGCGCAGGTGATCGCAGGAACCCCAGAAACCGCAATGGCGTTGAGGAGAGCCGTGATCACCGTCCCAGGGTCGCTCGTGCCGTTCGTGGTCCACAACGAGCGCGGGACGGGGTTCTTGGTGAGGTAGTAGTCATAGGAGTAAGCCGCCAAGGTGGTCTTGTTCTCCGCTTCCACCATTTTATGAGTTGCATACGGGAGGATCCCCAGAAAGACCTTCTGCGTGGTTCCCGTGTAGTCTAGCATGTCAACCTCGACCTGGGACCACGCGGCGTAATCGGCCCATCCATCGACGAGGAGGTCGGCCTTGTAGTAAGAGTCCTGGAGGGTGCGGGAGACCCGGATCTCGTAGGCTTTCGCGGGGAGTGTCATCTTCCCCCCCTAGGCGGTGTGCTGCTCAAACTCAACCTCATAGGTCCACACGCCCTTTCCGATTTCAGGCCGCGAGAGCCTGGTGATTGCCATGTTCAGGTAAGTCTCGGAGTATTCGAGCGTGAGGGTCTGGAGGGTTCCCGCGAGCTCCAGGAGATCAGTGTAGTCGTCGAGGTCCGTAGTGGTGCATTTCAGGGCGACCGTTACCCCAGAGCCTAGGGCCTGCTGGATATTGGTCGTGACCTCCTGAATGTTTCCCACCATCGCACCAAAGACATGGGTCTTCTTGACAATAATAGGGGGTGTGACCGTGGGCTTCCCCGCAAGGGTCAGGGTCGCCGTGCCGTAGGTGACGGTCATCCTCAGCCTCCCGTGGGAATTCCGCGCTGCCGCATCTCCGTCCTGAGAGAGGCGGCGATCTCCTTGCTAATATCTTTCCCGCTCTTTCCGGCACCACTCACATTGATGCTGATCTGCCAGTTATGCGTATCCCCCGCGTTGTTGGTGGTGTTCGCCAGAGCCGAGTTTGGGATCACCGTCCCGGGGGTGGATGGCCTGAAGAGCTCGGGCCCCCTCTCCCCGACAACATAGCTCTGGCCGGGCTGCGCGGAACCCCCTGAAGCGAGCATGCCCGCAACCGAACCGATCCCACTGATCAGGGCCCCGACCCCAGGGATACTCGCAATCGCACCCGCGACCCCCTGGATGACGTCCCAGAGCCTCGTAAAGAGACCGAGAATGAAGTCTATGGTTGGCTGGATGAAGTGGAACTGCTGATCAAGGAAGTAGATCCCCGCGACAAGCCCCGCCACGGCGAGGACAACAAGGCCGATGGGATTCGCGTCTAGGGCGATGTTCAGGAGCCACTGTGCAGCGGCCGCTCCCTGGGTGGCGATGGCTCCCGTGATGTTCAGGGTGTTGTTTAGCATGAGGAGCCCATTCACGGCCGTCATGATCGGAGCGATAACTGTGAGGGTTTGGAAGATCCCCGAGTAGGGGGTCAGGGCGTCACCTACGGCAAGTGAGGTCTTCTCCCACCAGCTCGCCATATTCGCCATGATCCCGATGTGGGTCTGGGCGATGTCATTATAGGCCGCAGTGGATCCCGCGGCGGCATTCATCTTCCCTGTTGCTTCAGTGAGAGTCGTGCTGGTGATGCCGAGCTTCTGCGTGAGCTCCTCAAAAGTTACTTTGCCGTCCTTGTTGGCCTTGGCCAGTTCCTTAATATTAGTATTTAGGAGGTTAACGGCGTTCCGGGCGGGGATCCCCTTCAGCCCCATTGCCTCGATCATCTGGGTCATGTCATCAAAGGAGAGACCGGCCGCGGCCGCGGTTGGGGCTGCCCGGGTAAGTATGTTCGTTATGTCATCGAGGCCGTATTTTGTTGAGTGCGTGATGGCAGTCAGAGCGTCGCTCTTTGCTCCCAGGTCGTCCACGGTGAGGCCGTATGCCTGGAGCGCGGGGATGATATTGTTCGCTACATCCGATCCGGTGGTGTTGTTCGCATCCCCGAGAGCAAGCGCGGCCTGGGCTGCTGTGTTTATCTGGTCTGCAGTAGTGACTCCGAACTTCCCGAGAGTATCCATCGTTGCGGTGACTTCCTCGATCGTGTCCTTCCCGTTTGCCAGATTCATCGTGAGGGAGCGCAGGGCATCGGCCGAGATCCCCGTCTCTTGAGAAGTTGTCTCCAGGGAGCCCATGAGCTTCGTATTCTTGTCGATGAAGGCGTCCGCGGCGACCGCCACCCCGGTCAAGGCTGCGCTGATGGCGAGGCCCGCGGCTACAAAGTTCCCCTTTGCGCTTGACGTTCCCGCCCCAGTAAGGTCTTTCGCCAGGATGTTATAGAAGACGTTCCCCAGTTCAACATCACCCATTCGCTTTCACCTCGAAGATCTTCTGAAATGCGATTAACCAGAATTCCCGCTCTGTCTCGGGCATCGCTGACCACTCGCTCCAGGTCAGGCCCATCCAGCGAAGGAAGACCGCCCATCCGATCCCATCATCGCTTGCGGCGAAAGGAACGGATCCGCTCCACCACCTCCAGATTGCGGGCTTCGTATCGGGCGATGAGGACGGCGAGGTCCTGGGGGCACCACTTATCGGGGTTCTCCAGGAGCCAGTCCTCGGTAAGCAGCGGATCCGCGATAAGAAGCACGTAGAGCTTTCGGGCGATAGTGCCGAGCTCTCCCTTCATGTCATTCATGCGAACCGTGAGGAGCCCCGGATCTATGTCAGGTGTGAGGTTATTGGGGAGATCCAAGATGGCCTGAACCAGCTCGTTCTTCCGGGTGAGGAGGGTTGTGATCGCGTTCTGGGTGGCCTGATTGAATCTCTTCGGCATAGGGATCGCGCCCTTAATGGGACCCGAGACGGGCTCCCCGGTATCCAGGTCAATGTATTCTACATTGCGCCCCGGGTGGGTAGCCCGATCCGTGAGGATATTGATCACTACCTCCCACTGATGGACCTCCTCCTCCCGGGCCCCCTGGGTGGCCTTCTCCTTCTCTGCGATCTGCCGGTCAATCTCCGTCCATTTGTCCTCGAGTGCGCCCATGAAGGCCCTCACGCGGAGACGAAGACCATATCGGCATTCGGGTTCTGCATGACGAACTCGATCTTTCCGCTGACGGCCTTCCCGCCCTGGGTCTCAACCGGGTGCGTCTTCACGTAGCAGTTGGAAAAGGTCGCCTGGACCATCTTCCCGGTCACGGGATGGAGGAGCTTCATCTCGATATTCACGAGGTCTCCCGGCCCGCTCGCTGCTCCGTAGGTCGTAGTCCCTACAACAGAGGCCACCGTGCAGGTAACACCTGTGCCTGCCGCCTCCGCATTGACGATCTCCTTGACCGTGTGGAAGGGCTTGTGACTGTAGAAGGTCGACGCAACGAGCGACCCGACCGGGATGTAGATCGCATCATAGATGAGGTTCCCATTCACATCGTAGCCCGTCGCGTAGAGGGTCGTCGCCAGCGTGGTAGTCGCTCCAGCGATAGTCACCTTCAGAAGCCCATTTCCGGAGTCAACCGGGGCGGTCCCGTTCAGGGCAACGACTCCATCGGTATTCAGGGAGGTCCCGCCCGTTACCACGGTCTTCGCGGTCCCTGCGCTTGGGGTAGTCGTCAGGAGCTTCTGGATGAAGGTGTCGTCAAGCATCTGCCGCTCAACGTAGAGGGTCGTCAGCTTGAACCCTGTCGGGACGTTATGCTCCATCGCGTCGCCCGTAGGCCAGGGGGATTCAAAGGTCTGTTCCAGCGTATAGCCGCCCTTCGTTGCCACGTAGTCGCGTGAGCTGGCGAAGGAGATTGTAGCATGGAGGCCCGTGTAGGACCCCGCAACCGGATCGGTCATGGTTCTTTCACTTCTCCTTTCTCATTCTGGTGTTCGTTGTGCAATTCTCCAGGATGGAGGTTTCGGGTCACAAAACATCCACCGCCGCGTAGGTGAATTTGAGGAGGCATGCAGTGTGATGGATATGAACGTCTTCCTCGAAGGGGAGTGGGATCGCGCTGAAGGCGAGATCTCGGAGTCCCGCGATGGTCTTGTCGATGTTGAGGGAGAGGATCCTCACCCTTTCCGCGATAGCGAGCTGGAGGGAGTTGGCGTCATAGGCTACCGCGGACTGCCCGGTTCCGATGATCTTCCCTTCGTCCCGGGTCCACACATGGAGCGCCAGAGATACCGAGAAGTCCGAGACCCCGTTGGTATCGTAGCCGAGCCGCGGGAGCGCCTCGTCCCGGTCAAGGTGGAGGGTGACAGAGGGATAGATGATGGGGAGGGTTGCATACGCGATCCGGACGTCATCCGCTCCGCTGCCTAGAAGCGTCTGAAGGGCAACGTCATCCTCGTAGTAATCGAGGAGGGCTGCCGTCATGGTCGGGGTCATAGGTAGGCTGCCTCCCGGATGCCCTTGAAGGTCTCTTCCGCGAGGGTCTTCCCGATATCCGCCTCCGAGTCCGTGATGGACCTCTGAATGACGGGCCGGGCTGCCATGCGGGACGTTCCGAGCTCAATGTAGAGTCCATAACCTGCTTTGTTCCCTACGGTCCCGATGATGGTCTCGGCCTCTTCTTTGACCTTGGAATACATGGCGGCCCGGTATCGCCCGGTATCAAAAGGGGCCTTTGGGAAGGGAGTCGTGCCCGGGGAGGCGTATTTCATCGCTACCCCCTTGACCATCGCGGCCGCCTTCCCCATGCCCCTGTAGGCCCCGTTATGCGCCCCCTGCGAGACTCGGAGGAGGGCTGCTACCAGTTGCTCGGGCGTGAGGTCCATGTTACTGTCCTGCCGTGGTTGCGATATCCGGGATCAGGTTGACTTCCTGGTGCGGGAGCGTGAAGTAGGGCATAACCCCCTTCACGATCCAGGTCCCGGCAAAGCCCGGCTGGGTTGTGGTGATCTGCCGGGTGTTCGCGGTGATGGTCGCCGTGTTGGGGAGGTAGACCCGTGCCGCCTTCAGGACCCCTTCGCCGTAGAGCCGCAGAACCATGTCCGCGCTCATCATCTCGAAGCGACAGGGGACATTTATCTGCTCATCACTCCAGCCCAAAACGGGGCCCAGGGAGCCGGTCCCGAGCGACGCCCGGAGCTGGATGGTGCAGAGGTGCGGGCAGAGAGTCGACATTTCAGAGCACCCCGAAGATCTTACCGAGGAAGACCTTGAGCGAGAGGGCGAGCCCGAGGATCCCGTTGATGGTGAGGAGGGCCGTAGTAGTCTGGGTCCTGAAGATCTCCAGGGGTTTGATCCGCTCATCCAGGGCAGCGACTTTCTTATCGAGCTTCGCATCGCACTCCTCCCGCTGCTTCTTCATCGAGGTATGGAGGGTATCGAGCCTTTCGTTGACCGCCTTAAAGCCCGTATTCTGGGCCTCCTCTACTCGTTTGAGGATCTCGCAGGTAAGGGCGAGGCATTCCGCGTTCTCTCTGGTGAAGGTAACGCATTCCGAGCCTTCCGTCATAACTCCTCCCCTGCGAGAGCGAGAAGGCCCGCAATCTCGCCCGTGTCGTCTTCGTTTGTCCCTGTCATGGCGGCGATATACTTATCAAGGGCTTCCCGCCCTTTGTCAGCGTAGAACTTGATGGAGGCGTCGATGGTCACATCGATCCCGAGCGTTCCCTCGTGGATGGCATTCGGGATCGTCTGGTCGTGTTTCTGGAGGATTCGGATATCCCGACAGAGCCATGCCTGGGCCGCGGTTACGAGGAGGCCCACGCCACTCTGCGAGACGTTCTGGGGGTTCGTATCGAGCCCGTTAACATCGAGCTCGGCCTTGATCTCGGCCTCTACCTTTCCCCCGATTGTGGTGAGGTCGTAGCTGGTGCTGCATGAAGTCTCAATCTGCGCCGTTACTATGTTCGCCCAGCTTAGGGTCATGGTGATCCTCCCGAAAAAAGAGACGGGAAGGGGGGTTTAGGTTGAGCCCTGGAAGACCGTGTGCCAGTCGCCGGCTGCAGCGCCCCACCGGGCGATGATGGATGCCAGCCCTTCGTTGCTGGAGAGGACCTTATCCGAGGTGGACGGGTCCATCTTGACCGTGAGGGTCACGGGCTGCCTCTCCTGGAGGATGACGGGCTTCGTCATGCGGGTCGTGCAGGCCACATACCACTCGGTCGTTGACGTGAGGTAGGGGCTGACGATCATCCGCTTGAGGATGCCGCCGAAGGGGTTGTAGGTCGGGATGTTGCCGATGCTCGTCCCCTGACCGCTCGTAGCGTTCTGGGAGGTGTTCGCTCCGACCGCCATGAAGAAGGTCGTGTTGAGGAGCTGGGCCGCGGTGACTTCGAGGTCGGGCGGGACGATGAGGGTGTCCGGGACGATGTTCAGCGGACGGCCCTGGGTATCGACAAACTTCCGCATGGCCTTGATGACGCCGGTCAGGCCGGTCGCATCCAGGGTCGTCGAGGTCCCGTTGGTGTTGCTCTGGGTGGCCGAGCCCTTTGCCTTGTGGTCCGCGAAGAGGTAGGCTCCATCGTAGCCCTTGACGGATGCCCCGTTGTGGAGGATGTTGTAGACGAGCTCCGTAGGGAACCGCTTCCCTTCGATGGCGAGGTCTCCGATGCGCATGGAGACGATCCCATACTGGTCGTCCTGGAAGGACGTCAGGGGGAAGCTCACGCCGCCATCATACATCTTGTTGTGGACCATGAAGGTCTCTTTGTTCCCGAGGCCCGTGAAGGTCCGCTCGCCGCGGAACTCGGACATCTTCGGAACCACTCCGAGGGTCGGGTAGATCTCTGCTTCCTTCGTTGACGGAAGGACCTGGGTGAAGTCCGCCCAGTCGGTCGGGACATACATGTCATAGACCTTGAAGAAGTAGGTCTGGATGAGCATGTTCGTGAATTCCGGATACAGGTCCGAAAGTGCGATAGGCATGTTACATCACATCTCCTTTTGAAACGTTGGTGTTTGCGTCGAGTTCTGCCGCATCCATGACCCGCGCGATGAGCTGGAGGTCGTCACGACCATATCCCTTGAAGGCTTCGATTGCCTGCTTGACCTTGGCAAACTCAGCCTCTTCGAGAACCACGTTATCCTTCGCGGATTCAATCTTCCGTGCGATCCGGTCGTGCTCAATGATCTCCCGAGCTCCGAGCTGGAGCGTCGGGAGGAAGAGCAGGTTTGCGAGGGATTCTCGCACCTTGTAGGACTGACCGTCTGCGCAGCGGTAAGGGATGAGGGAAATTCGCCGCATTTACGAGTTCGCCGCCTGTGCGCTGGTGAAATGCAGGTATCGCACCGCACCGTTCACGAGGATCCGGATCGAGCCCGTGAATGTCGGGGCAGAGTCCGTCGCCGTGTAGATCATCTTGCCGGTCCCGTCGCCCCCTGCGAAGGCGATGGCGTTGAGGACCTTGCCCACCGCGGTCGCGTCGCCGTTGGCCTGGACCGCGAGGATCGCATGCTGCGTGACGGGCGAGATATCGGCGCTCGCAGCACAGAAGATCTCCGCCATGAGGCCGTAGTAGGTCCCGCCGGCTGCAACAGCCCGCCCGGGGAGGACGAGGTTCGCACGGAGGCCCGTGCCGAGGCCCGTGACGCTGCCCGCGGAGGTATCGAGCTCCAGGGTAGCGTGCATCCCGTGGGCGTTCCCAACGGCCGCGATGGAGAGCATGGTCCGGGAACGGAGCGCGATGGCTTCGAGCCCTGCAGCCAGGGCCTTGAGCTGGATGTAGCGCCCGTAGGAGGTGTCGCTGGTCGCGGTCGTGGAGTAGTATTCCTGGGCCCCACGCTGGCCGGCAATGCTCATCGCAACGGGCGAGCCCGAGGTCCCGATCCGCTCTGCAACCCCAGTCGTGCCGGAGCCAGTAGCCGCGGAGAGATCCACGGGATAGGACAGGAATGCTTTAACGTCTGTCGGGAGGGTGAAGCCCGTGATATCGATCCAGAGGTAGCCGCTCTCGTAGTCCGCGACGGCCCCAACGGCATCCCCGGTTGCGGAGAGCGTGAGGGTGTTGTCGTCGCTGAAGTAGACGAGTGCGCCTACGTTGGTGATGGCGGCCGAGGAGTAGGCGATCTTGAACATGCCGGTGCGCTTGACCGGGATCGAGATCCATCCATCGGAGGTCCCGACAACATTTGCGCCGCTCCCGACAATCGGGACGACTGTGCCGCTCTCGGCAACTCCCGCGAAGGGATAGCCGTCCGAGGGGTTCCACGGCTGCACATAGCCGCCGTTGTATTCGAGCATCGCGCCCTTATAGATGGTCGTGCTTGCCTTGACCGGGGCGATGACCGTGTGAGGTTCCCGGCGTGGAACATCGAGGGGTGCTGAAAGGTTTCCCATGTTTAGACCTCCTGGATTACGCGACCCTGATGGAACGTGCCACCGGGCCCGTATTTCTTCACGTCCTCCCAGGTCAGGCCCTTGTTGTCAAGGCCCTTGAACCGGGCGAGGAAGGCGTCTGCGTTGGCAGGCATCGGAAGCTTTGGCTTCTCCTGGGTGGAGGCCGGGACCGGGATCTGCCCGCTCTTGAGGCCCCGCTCATCAGGCTTTGCGAGCTTGTCCGCGATGGTGGTGTAGTTCGCCAGCTCGATCTCGAGTGCCGCGGCCGGGATGGTCACGAGCTCGGTCTTCCGCTTCTCTGCGTCCTCCTGCTTGAGCAGGCCGGCCCTGATCTGAACCTGGACGATTGAGGCAGCGAGATCCTGCTTGCGGACCTCTTCGAGCTTTGCGGCCAGCTTCTCGGCGACCTGCTTATCAACCGAGGCCGCAACGGAGTTGTCCCCCACAGTCTGACCCACCGGGGTCCCACAGGCTTCGCAGAACTTCGCGCCGGGTCGGACAGATGCCCCACAGCCTCCGCAGGCCGCATGAAGGCCCTTACCACAGGCCGGGCAGAACTTCGCATAGGCAGGGAGCTTCTCTCCACATCCCGCGCATACCGCGTTGTGCTCCGGAGATCCCCCCCCATCTTTTCCATCAGTCGATCCTTTCCCGGCGGCGATGTTGATCGTCACGCCAGGAGCCACCGCCTCCATTCCCGGAAGGGTGGCCTGCTCTTCGGTTGGTTTGTCGGTCACAGTAGATGCTCCTTTTGAGCTCTGGAAAGGGTAGGACTTCGCTGCCATCCAGGTAAAGCGGGCCTCCGTATAGGCGGGGTCGCTGACAATGCTTGCGCTCTCGCCCCGGATCCCCCGCATCATCCCGTCCTCCCCATGTTCGTCAGCGATACCCCAGAGGGAGACAGTTAAGGGAATCGTGCCGGATTGAATCCCCTTGACGGTCGCCGGGTCTGTGATCTTCGCTCGCTGGTAGAAGACGGTGCGGTTCTGGTCATCCTTTCCCCCGGGCATGACTTTGAGAATAGTGCCTACAACGGCCTTCTGGGAGTTGATGGCGTCGCAGTAATGCTCGCCCGGGACCCCCGGGATGACCTCCTTTCCATACGGGCAATATCGAATGGGCTTGCCCGTGAATGATGCAGCGAAGTCCGCAGCCTCTTCCTCGGGGATGCCCCACCCGTTCTTGTTGATCTTTCCCGCGGTGAAGAGAGGGCCCTCGATGAGAAGGGCATTCCCCGCGGTAGCGATCACAAATGGATGAAGGCTGCCTAAAAGGGTGAACTCCGGCATACGCTCAAAATATACAACGCTATACTATATAAATCTAAAAAAGGGAGTCGTTTATTATTGTAAGTCGTATTTGATGATGTGTTGCCGGATTGCATCTAATAGGAATGCCTCACGGGAAGCGAATCCGAACCGGGGGTCTTGGATAATGCGTTCAATTTGCCAAAGATACGCACCGGGGAGCTCTACGTAGACATATTCAGTCTTTTCGGCCCCGTTCGCGTTGATGCTGACCTGCCAGTTATGCGTCGCCATGGTTATTCCATGCTCATAACGGCGAACTTTCCATACCGGGGGCGATAGTCCCCAAGTCCCTTCCGTTCCCCTGCGATCTCAAGGAACCTTCGGATGGCCTCATCATCGAAGTCCTTCTCGGAATACTCGATGGTGAACTTAAGTTCCCAGCTGTTGAACCGTGGCCTGCATCGGTTCACTCGGCTTCCCTTGATCCTAGCGCTTCGGAAGTCGCTGAATCCTGCTTCCCAGAGCCCGTTCTTGGTGGTTGGTCCTGGATAGATCAGGGGGATATCATCCGGGGAGACTTTGAGCCCGGCGGTGACGGTTCTGCCCTGTTTCTCCTCCTTAGCAGCGTCCCGAATGCAGGCTTCTACATTGACCGCCGGGACCATGGGTTTACCGTCCTTATCCAGATAGAGGCCGAGCTCCCACTCGATACGGGCGATCTGGATGTTGTCGTCGTCCGTTTTCTTCTTCCCTTTCACCGTGAGCTTTTTCAGCTCTTTTATCAGGGGATGTAATGGGTTGATCCCCTGACTATCATGCATCAGAAGGGGGGTAATCCCCTTAATCCAAACGTCAACTTTTCTCATGCTGTTTCACCTTACCTTGAAATCCGCGCCGAGCCACACCCTGCCACGCCGAGCCGGACCCTACCCTACCAAGCCAGGGAATCCCTGCCACGCCAGACCACGCCATTCCCTACCTAACCGCGCCGTGCCAAGCCCAACCGAGCCTTGCGAAGCCAAGCTACGTCCGCTCCGGGGTTGCCCCATCATTGCGGTTCATCTTTCTTCTCCAGCTGCAAAGGCCGCCTCTCGGAGAGCCGGATCTTCATCGGGCCGGAGATCACCTGCTTGGACTCGAACTCCCGCATGAAGAGGGCCGCCCTGGTGCCAAGGCCCACAACATACCGGTCGAACCGCGCCCGGTCCTCTGGAGTCATCTCCTCCCGGGGAGCATACTGCGCGATCTCACAGGCCCGGAGGAGATATTCCTTTGACTTCTTCACCCGATCATAGGATACGTCCTCGTAGGAATCCGGGTTCACCACGAGATATCCTACCCCTCGCACGTTTCTGATCATTTTTGACTTCGGGAGGAGGATTTCGTTGGCATCCGAAACGGCCTGATAATAGGTGTTTTCCTGCTGCGGGATACCGAGGATCTCCGCGATCTCGGAATGCGTATGCGTCGATCCGTAGGTCCATCCTTCCGCTACCCTGGCAAGTTCACGCGAAGGGGGGTAAAGTTTTAGCTCCGTCGGATTTTCCATAAATATATTTGTGTCACAGAAACCTATTTAAAGTATATTCCCGCGATGCGAAAGTATACCTAGGCAGAGAAGAGCGGGATATCGAAGTAGTTGTCTCGCCAATCCGCGCAGAAGTCCCGGGTATCTGGGCTCACGTCCCCGGTATCGTCCGGGAGATCCCCGAAGTAGGGCGCAAGGGTGCAGCGGCAGAAGTTATGAACGGGCGGCCGGACCATATCCTCGTCATCCAGGGCAAAGATTGTCCCGTTGAGGTCCCCACAAATCTCGCAGGTCCGCTCGTCTATGCCCGCCAGGAACTCCACGCCAGGGGCCCCGACTTCAGTATACGAGACAATATGCGCCTGATTAAAGGATTCCATCGTGAGGGTCCGGGCCCGCTCGGTCGCCCGCCGGCTGTCGATGCCGAGGGCCTCCTGGATGCGGTTCCGGAGATCCGGGATCCCTTCCCCCCCATCGAAACCTTCCTGAAGGGTATCGGTCAGCCGGTCCTTCAGGTCGTCCGCGATGCGGTCAAAGTGGTCGACGGTGTGGAAGGTCATCCGGTCGATGAGCTTCCCGAAGTCCGCGCTGGCCCGGGTCACGGCCCCACCCACTCGCCGGCGAGGTCTCGCTCGGAGGATCATCTTGTCCGCGTGATGGGCCCCCTGGAGGACGGTCTGCGAGGTATACTGGTAGATGAGGTTCCGGAACTCTTTCCCCTGGAGGATCTTCCGATGTGCAGTGAATCCTTTGAGCGCCTGGGCCGCGGTCGGGGCCTCCACATCCACCCCCTCGGTCATTCTCTGAAGGTTCCGCTGGAGGGCTCGGCCGAGCAGATACTCCTTGCGGTTCAGGTCGGGATCAAGGCCGTGCGGTCGCTGGACGAGCCTGCGCTTATTCGAGGCCACCAGGGGCTCCGTTTGCTCCGCTGGGGATTGGAGCCCGATAAACCGCGCAAAAAGGGCCCTACATACCACTTGGGACTCCAGTAGATAGTCAGAGGCGGGGCCCATTACCCGCGGGTCATCGTCCGTCCAGTCCTTGAGTCTGGCGAGCGTTTGCTCGGGATGGAACTGGACGGCCTGCACGAAGTTGTCCCAAGTAAAGCCGCGGACATGGCCGAGCTCGATATCCCGGGCGAGGGGATGGCAGTCCTTCGGGAGCCCGAAGCTCTCATCGTGCCACTCGAAGACGTGGGAGCGCGTCCCCTGGATGGAGATCTCCCGCCAGCCGTATTCATGGCTCTCCCGCTCCAGGGCCTTCCCGAGATTGAGGGCGATCATCTCGCCCCCGAAGCATACCCCCCAGAGCGGGACCCGCGCCTTTCTGCAGAAGGTGATGAGGGCCTGCTCCTTCTCAAACCAGGGCTGCCGTTCCGGGGGCTCCTTTCCCCCCATGAGGAGGACCCGATCCCCTGGGCCTGGGTGCGGGAGGTCCTCCTCATAGCCGCGGGAGATCTCCAGCGGGATCCGGGCCGCCCGCGCAAGGTCCGCGATGTAGTTGGGGCCGCCGTCCGGATCGTGGATGACACAGAGGATACAGGTCATTTATACCCAGCATTCCCAGTAAATCGTCTGTGATGTCATGGCAGTGTATGTCGTGGTTCCGGTCTTTGTCCCATTGATGAGGAAGGTTGTAGATGTCAAGCCCACTACATCGACCGAGGTGTTTGTTAATGAGGGGGTAACTAAGCATCCGGTGGGGGTTGCCCCTAAGCTATGGGTGATTGCTGGGGTGGGCGTGCCTTGTGTAGCTCTTCGAAGTATCTGTCGCTCTATGATTGGGGGGCTAGCAACCTTCTTCTTCTCGATAACCGGCGCCGGCATGATGGGGGCTGCCGGTTTGGGATATCCCTTGAGTCGGTCAAGGACATCCCGGACAAATCGGACAAGAAACTCCATCCGTTTACCTCCAATGGGGCCCGTTATGGCCTTTGTCCCGGGGCGGTTCCCGGCTTGACCTCCACGTTGACCGGGACCGGGGTCTTCTGGTCTTCCTGGATGGTCTGCCCCTCCTCCTTGTCAACGGTCTCCCTGGGTGGGACATGGATCCCCACAATTTCAAGGGCCTGCCGCACGGTCAGGGCGCTCGGGTCCTGGGCGGCGACTTCCAGAAGGGTCGGGAGTTCTACGAGTGGCTGGTCGATGGGCTGCAGCTCGATCCGGATTGCCTTGGCCTCATCTTCGCTATAACCGAGGAGGATGAGGTGCTGCTGATAGATCTTCTCAAAGCCTACCTTGAGCTGGATCCGCATCGCTTCGAGGACCCGCACCGCGTCCATATCGGCTATGTAGGAGGACGCGAAGGTCGTCCCCTTGGCTTTCCCGCTGCCCGCTTCGGTCTCCAGGAGGCCGTAGGCGATATCGCGCTCCAGGGACTCCTTGAACTCGATGACTCCGGAGGCGTTCTGGAAGCCGCCCGGGATGGCCTGGACGGTCTTCCCGATGCTGATGATATCCTCGTCGGGTTTCATGCCCTTCGCAATCTTCGCCTCCGCTGCCAGGATCTTCGCGGCCTGCTTCAGCGTGAGCTTGTCATCCAGGATCCGCTGCTTCATGAGGTCGTTGTCGATGTGGAGGCGGCCGTATCCGTATCGTCCAATGGCCTTGGAGAAGCCCCAGTTCACATCCTCCAGCTTCTTGACCTGCTCGTCCACGAGCTCCATCAGGGAGACCCCATAAAGGCCGATGGTGTTCCGGTTGTAGATATCGCGGCATTGATGGCCGTGGTGCATGAGCCGCATGAGGGTCACGCGGCCGTTCTTCATGTAGTGGATCTCCCTCTTTGCCTGGAGCCGCTCGTTGATGATGACCTGGGTAACGCCTCCGATAATGGTTGCATACTCCCAGAGCTGCTCTTCGTTCTGGACCCCGCTCATGGGCTCCACGTCGATAGGGAGGAAGGTTGTATGGCTCATCGGCATGAAGTCAAGAGTCGTGATGCCCTCCCCGTTGCCAAAGCGCTTATCGGCGCTATTCAGGATCGGGACGCTGCCGTCTCGGGCGAGGAGCCGGCCGGCCGCGGTGAAGAAGTTCTGCATATCGAGCGCCGTGGTGAAGTCCCCCGCGTCTTGGAGGATCGATTGCTCGGCCTCCCCTTCGAGCCCCGCGCTCTTGTCAACGAAGAGCTTGAACTCCTTCCCGCGCAGGCGCAGGCCGAGCTTGACGAGCCCGACACCGATCCGGGGGTTGATCTTCTCTACCTGCTGGAAGCGGTCGTATTTGTTGAAATACGAGATTCTACGGCCACCGTAGACGTCTGTATCCAGGGCTTTGTTCTGGTAGTTCTCATTCTTCAGAAGAGGGGCGACGGGGTTTGAGGGGTTGAAGTCCGAAGTGATGAGGCCCGCGGCCAGCAGGAACTCCCGGACCTCTCCATCGGAATCCCCCCGGCCCTGCCTTTGTCTATGGAGATCCCTTGCGCGCATAGCCATGTATTACACCGCTATACTATATTAATCTAAAGATGGCCGTTCCCGTCCCGAGTCCGCCGCATCGCGGGGGAGAGCTCGTTATCGTAGTGCGTGTAGAATTCAACGGTTACAACGGCCCTCCACCATCCCGGGGTCTCATCGCCGTTCATGGACTGGAGCTCGGTCTTCGCCTCGTTGCCGAGCCCCTCCATGATTCGGAGGACCATCTCGCAGACCTCCTTCCGCTCCGTGCCGAGAATCGTAAAGGGCATTCAGTGACTTCCCCCGCCACCGATCAGCGCGGTCGTTTCAACGTCCCGCGGATCGAGCGGCCAGTATTCCCCGCCGGCCTGAACCCGGTCGTCATCGATCCCCTCCCTGGTTGCGACAAAGGTAGAGAAGAGATGGAAGGCAAGATTGGCGATCACGTCCGGGCCGTCATCGTTCTGGATGGGGCCCGTGTCGGGATGGTGGACGCTGAAGTTCTCGCCGTTCCATTTCTTTTGAAGGGCTTTGAGCTCCCGGAGGAGACGCTCGTCCGGGGGATACTGGATCTGCCGCTGGAAGAGGCGGTCCTCCAGGGCCCCGTAGATCTTCATCTTATAGGGCTGCGTGAATGGCGTCTCATGGAGGAGAAATTCGTTGAAGTAGAGCTTGACGGCCTCCCCTTCGTAGCCATCATGGAGGAGGTCCTCTACTTGGAAGGCGCGGCATGCCCGCTTGATCTCGTATTGGACCTGGGACCACTCGAGGCGGCCATCCTTGGGTATCCAGTAGCGGATCAGGTCGATGAAGACCTTCCCCCCCTGGATGTGCCCGATAGCGAAGCAAAAGGCGTCCTTCTTGCGGCTGGTGTCGATTGCGCCATGATAGACGATCTGATGGTCGTAGGGTGGCGTGGGCCCGCTACACTGATCGACCAGCTCGGGCGGGAGCATCGCGTCGATTGCTTCATCGAACTTGGCCCCGTATTCTCGCAGGAAGGTCCGGGGGTTCTTGGCCTTCTGGGTCTCCAGGTAGGCGCACCCGGGCGGGTAGTTCGGGTTCATCTCCCAGGTCGGGCGCTGATAGTGGAGGATGGATGGAAGGCGCTGGGCGGTGCCGAAGAGCCGCCAGAGGATTCCACTCTTCCCCATAGGGGTGGAGATCGACACTACCCTCCCGAGGGCTCGGACGATCATCTCCAGGCCCGGGTCGCCGGCGCACCGCTTCAGGAACTCGGGCCGGTTGGAGGCGAACCGCCCGACAGACGGCGTGAGGGAGTCGTATACCTCCTCGCCGTCCCGGGTTCCAACCTCCTCACCATATTTCCCGATCTCATCAAAGAGAACGAGGATGGCCGTCTTCCCGACTTCCGAGGCGCTATTTGAGGTGACGGCTTGGATGTGGAGATTCTTTTCTATCACCACCTCGTAATTGTTTTGTGAGCGGATCTTCCCCGCGAAGTAAGGGCTGCTGTTGATCTTCGCTTTGATTTCGTCCAGGAGGATTGTGGCCTGTGCCTCCTTTCGGGCAACGCAGATGATATGGACCTCTTTCTCCCGGTCAACCCGCCCACTATAGAGATAATACGGATCCGGAATTTCTAGCCAGAGGTAAGCGATGTAGGACGCGATGATCGAGGCGGTGAAGGTCTTCGTGGAATCCCGGCCGCAGATTAAGAGGAGCTCCTCATAGGGTCTCGGGCCGTTAAAAAATTCCCCAAGGATTTCCCGTTGGGCTGGGTAGAGTTTGCGGCCGAGATATCGGGGATCCTCCGAGAAGGTGAGAATGTCGGCGATGGGGTGGCCTGCCTTGAACGAGCTGATCACGCGGTCCAGCTGGTCAGCCAGACGCGGGGCCTGGGAGGGCTGCCCGGCGTTTCTCAAGATACGAGATGACGCGCTGGCAGCTTTCGGGGTCGATTTCACTTCTCAATGCCTCCATGAAGATCTGGGTCAGTTGATTCGATTCCTGAATGAGAATCTGGTTGGTCACCTGCACACCATCACCATTGAGCTCCCCCGCCACCTTTGCCAGAAGCTCGATAGCCCGGAAGACCTCCCGGCCGGCCTTGATGAAGGAGTCCCGGTCCCCATCCTCCTTGGCAATCTTCATGAGATCCTTAAACTCCTTTTTTAGATCGTCAACCTGCTGGAGAATGGTGTTGGCCCGGGTGACCTCTTTCGCATCCTTGGCCTTTGCGATGGTGGCTGCAACATGGCCCCCTTTTATGTGCCGCATCAGAGCATACCGCGAAATACCCTCCCGGTGCGCTATGGTGCGAATAGGTTCACCTAATACGACGGCCTTATCAATCGCACCGCACCTTTGTGATGTGCAGATCGAGCAGGGCTTACTCATTCAGGTTTTCCCTTCCCGGGCCGCATGGCCGCATACTTCGCCTCGGACTCCAGCCCGCTCTAGGAGAATCGCCTCGTCCATCATTGGGGCCTCCCACCGATTTCTCGTAGAACACCTTCCATCACTTCGGGCTCTTTGATTTTATGGGGCCCGATCCATGCCTCACAGCCGAACTCGATGGTGAATGAAGCGGGCGAGAGCATGGTCCCGTCCCGCGGGTATGTCAAGCTCATGTGAACTTCTCTCTGCGGGTAGTATCGGCAAAGAGTGTTCTGGCAGGTTCCGCAATGTTTCCTACTCATGTGAGCCTCCATTTGATGATCCCCGCTACTGCAAGCCCTACGTAGACCGCACCCAGGGCGGACTGCGCGAAGGCCCCAATATGAAAATCGTAGAAGGCCCAGGCCGCGTTTGTCCCGAGCCAGATTACGAAGCACCACCATCTCTTGAAGATATTCGAGATGGTCCCGATCAGGGAGGCAGCCGTAACGAACCACATGAGGGTTCCAAGGTCAGGCAAGGCTGCTTTCCTCCCTAATATCCTTATAACCCTTCAGATTATCAATGCAAGCCCTAATCATGGCCGCTCTCCTCTGGATACCCACCCCCCGGATGGAGGTGTTTCAGTCCCTTCAGGCTTCTCCTTGGGACTCGCCTGAAGTTGGCCGCCGTGATGCCCGTCCCATTCGAGAGCGGGGTCTCGGGGAGATCCTCGGCCCTCATGGATAAAGTCCCTCCCGGCGAAGGACGGTCTTAACCCGCCTCTCGCTGACGTGGTGGGTCCGCTCAATCTGATGGATAAACATGCCGTTTCTAAAGGCAGCGACTATTCCTTCATCGGAAATATAGATATGCCCGCTTCCGCGTCGTTCGGCTTTCTCTGCCATTTATGGGCCCCCCACTCTCATCCGGCCGGCCCCCATTGATGGCCCTGGGGAACCCCGTCAACCAGGGAGACTAGGATGATCGGCTGACACTGCCCGAGGCCCTCGGTCTTGCGATGAGTGGCGAAGTCCGGCCAAGTCCAGATATACTCCCCGAAGCGGCTGGCCGTGAGGATATGGGCATGAGTCGGGTTCTCGGGGATGAACTCCATGACTCCCTTCATCCTCGGTTCACTTCCAGTCTCCGGATCGCCGCGGGGATGCCCCCCTGGATGAACTCCCTTGCACGGGCTTTACATTCAGAGCAGACCTCAACGTAGATCTCCTCTGGCTGGCCCCGTTCATCGTGGTCGATAAATTCCCCTCGGAGGGCTCCGGAGATAAGCTGCTTGGGGAGAGGCCATCCGCAGATAATACAGACCGAGACGTAGCCATCGACGGGCTTCCAGGGGTCCTCTATGGGATCCTGCGGTCCGTATCTACCCCCCATTATTGGGACCTCCGGGTGTGGTCCTGAATCCCCATCGTGCGGGCCTTACTTGAGACCGAAGATCGAGTGCGCCCGGGGAGGTGCTTCATCAGGTTATAGAGGTTCACCTTCCCGTAGTATCTCTTGAGGATCTTCTCTTCCTTCTCGGTCCAGTTTAG